GTGGCAATTGACGAAGGTACAGAAACTACAACTAATACCCTCCCCATCCGTATTATTGATGTGGTTAGGGAAACAGCAACTGGCGCTGATGCGTTTGTTGAGTTTATCGTTAAGATAAATGCAACGATGCACCAGTATAACAACTCAACTGGCGTATAAGGAGCAATTAAATGGCTATTTCACGCGCACAACTACTGAAAGAGCTGCTCCCAGGACTGAATGCTTTGTTTGGTCTTGAGTACGCTCGCTACGGTGAAGAACACAAAGAGATCTACGAAACTGAGACTTCTGAGCGTTCTTTTGAAGAAGAAACCAAGCTGTCTGGCTTTTCTGCCGCACCAGTCAAAAACGAAGGTTCTGCCATCGCTTATGACAATGCACAGGAAGCTTTCACAGCTCGATATAACCACGAGACCATTGCATTGGGATTCTCGCTGACGGAAGAAGCTATTGAGGACAACCTCTATGATTCTCTTTCAGCCCGATACACCAAGGCCCTGGCCCGTGCTATGTCGTACACCAAGCAGGTTAAAGCCGCTGCTGTTCTGAACAACGGTTTCGACACTAACTTCCCTGGTGGCGACGGCGTTGCTCTGTTTTCTAACGCCCACCCGCTGGTCTCTGGTGGCACTAACAGCAACATCCCCACAACTCCTACCGATCTCAACGAGACTTCTCTTGAGAACGCAGTGATTCAAATCGCTGCTTGGACGGACGAGCGTGGACTGCTGATCGCTGCTAAACCTAAGAAGCTCGTTATTCCTCCTGCACTCCAGTTCGTGGCTACTCGTCTCCTTGAGACTGAGCTTCGTGTTGGTACGGCTGATAACGACCTCAACGCCCTCAAGAATAATGGCTCGATCCCTGAAGGGTTCACCATTAACAACTTCTTGACGGACACTAACGCATGGTTCTTGTGTACTGACGTTCCTAACGGCATGAAGCATTTTATTCGTACCCCGCTTCAGAACTCGATGGACGGCGATTTTGATACAGGAAACGTTCGTTACAAGTCCCGTGAGCGTTATTCCTTTGGATTCTCGGATCCGCTTGGAATGTTTGGTTCGCAGGGTTAAAGATGGGGGGCCTTGTGCCCCCTTTCTTTTTGGTGTATTTTGCAGTTTAGATCTAGGAATTTTTACTCATACCGACTGACCTAGCAGACTTAGTAGAGACGGTATGAGGATGTGCTACTACACGAAAGGAACGTCATGGCACGTACAACTTTTTCTGGCCCAGTGAGGGCCGGCTATCAAGGGGGCGACGCAAGCGCTCAACAACCCCTTACTCCCACCACAATTAATACTGGTTCGGTAATCCCCGTTGACGAGGGCACCGCAACCTCTGGTTTCTACGCTCGTGTAATGCCGACTGTCGGCTTTGGCTCAAGCGACTACCAGACCCCTGGTGAGGCTCTTGCCGTTTTTGGTCGAGTTCAAACAGGCGCACCCTTTGCGACGCTTCCCACTACTACGTTTAACCACATTGCTGGTGTAGCAGGCGAGTTTGCTGTTATCGGTTCTTACACCAATAACGCTCTTATGGCTGGTGTGATGGGCATTATTAACACCAACACCCTGTCTGGCGACGCCGCTGTTATGGCGTTCATGGATGGCGACTCCGGCGTAACGACTTGCCGTGCAGCCTTCGGTGTTGCGATGGCTCAGACCACACCCGGCTCTGGTTTTGAGTTTGGTATTGACCTGAAGATGCAAGACCCAGTCGCTGATGGCGGCGGTCCTTCTGGCGTAATTGCTTACACCAAAGCCAACATCCGTATGGAAGATGACGTTGTGGTCATGGTGGATGCTGGCGTTCCGACAGACGGCACGACGGGTGATAACTTTGCTGGCCCCGGTTCCATGTACATAGACATTACGAACGCGAACCTTTATATCCAGACAAGTCTGATTACGACTCCCGTTTGGAAATTGGTTACTCGGGCCGCTTAATGTTGACTCATAAAGACCCAGAGGTCCAAGCCATGCTTGGGCTTCTGGAAAACCAAAGGGATCATGTTATGGGAATCGCAGCGGCTCTAGCAAAAGAAAATGCGGAATTAAAAGCCCGCATTACTAAGTTAGAGGTTGCAGAACCGGAGAACCAAGATGGGAATGCAATATGACGTAAAGTCAGCATTTGCAACAGCAGATGCAGCCCTAGTTGCTTACAGGGTACGTATTAAAGGTGTGTTTTACGCAGTTACAACTGCTGGTGCAGACGTTATTTTGTATGACAACGCATCTGCGGCCTCAGGAACGGCGGCGTTAACTCTTCCCTGCGATGTCGCTGGACAGTACAACGTCTACATCCCTGGCGAGGGAATTTTATGTGAGAACGGCGTTTACCTCGACATCAACGGTGCTTCTGGTGTGACGGTGCTCTATGGCTAAGTCTCCCACGTGGCAGACCAAAGAGGGTAAGAACCCCAAAGGCGGGTTAAACGCCAAGGGGCGAGCTTCTTATAACGCCGCTAATCCGGGTAAGCCTGGTCTTAAGCCGCCAGCCCCTAAGCCAAAGACGAAGAAAGATGCAGGACGACGTAAATCATTTTGCGCCAGGATGTCAGGTATGAAGAAGAAGCTTACATCTGCCAAGACAGCCAACGATCCTAACTCCCGGATTAACAAATCTCTAAGAGCATGGAACTGTTAAATGGAAATGATGTTATGGAATATCGTCCTCAGTGCGATAGTGGGGTTCATGGTGTTTATGCTTAAGGGCAAGTTCGATGAGCTTCAGCGGATTAGTATTCTGCTGAACAAAACTCGTGAAGAGGTCGCCCGTGATCACATTACCCGTGCTGAAGTACGTGCAGATTTAGACAAAATTCGTGAACACTTTGACAGCGGCTTTGAGCGGCTTGAGAAGAAAATTGACGCCCTAGCGGCACGGAGATAAAAATGGCTAAGAAATTAAGTGGTTTTGGGGCAGCTTTTGCAGAGGCACGGGCAGATGGCAAAAAAACTTTTGAGTACCCTCCTGGGAGCGGGAAAAGATTCACCACAGAAACTAAAGAAGAAAAAATAACGCCCGAGGCCAAGAAAGTCATGGACCAGACGCATCG